TCAGATATAGATGCCGCCATTCGACGTCATGCCGGCGGCAGATCCCGGAAAGTAATTTGCGCCGCCACTGTTGGAGTTGATTACAGAGTTTGTCTGAGAGATATATCGGGTACCAGTGACATTCGCTGCGCCAGAGAAATTGATCCCAGCAGCGTTAATCTGCGACAGGCCGTTGGCCAACGCAAACGCGGCCGTGACACCGACGTTCGTGCCGATGGTGACTGTGATGCCTCCTGCCACGTTCAGTGAACCACCGTTCGCGACATTGTAGTGGCTGCCGGCACCGCCGTTGTTCGCAATCGAATACGATGCATTGACGTTCACCACTCCGAGCGCATTCGCAAGGAAATGGGAACCCGCCGAAAAGCCGATCGTGACGCCCGATCCAACGTTCAGGATGGAGCCCGCGCCAGACGCTTGGACGCATGAAGTACCCGTTGCATTGTTGACCAGGGTGATCGCACCCGACAACTGATATTGCGCGCCACCGGTTGCGAATGCACAAGCCGCACCGCCACCATTCGACGGATTCGTGATCGTTACGGCGCCAGTCGCGACAACTTGCACTGATGCAGAAGAAATCGCGCCGACGAATGCTCCAGTGCACAATGCCGGACCGTACGATCCAGCCGCGACGTTGACCGTCGCGGTATACCCAGCGAGATCATAGTTCTGCTGCAGGGCCGTCAGCGCCTTCGTGATCGTCGCCCACGCCGTCCCAGACGTCAGGCCGTCGTTGTTGTCGCTACCCGTCGAGGCGTTGACGTAGAAGCTAGTGTTCTGCGTGAGCCTCGTCCGGGCAGCCCGTTGGACGAATGCCGTGGTCGCCAACCTCGTGCTGTTGTCGCCGATGGCCGCAGTCACGCCGCGGGTCTGGGTGAATTGAATTGCGGCAGTCCCGCCAACAATGTCCCACTCCGCCGATCCTCGCGACATCAACTGCAGCGTATCTCCCAACTGCATGGCAATACTGGTGATACTCGCGCCAGGAGTAGTAATTATGTCGGACCCCTGCGTCGCGACGTTCATCACGGAGCCCGCTGCTCCGTTGTTAAAGAACGTGATGCAGCTACCGACCGGCATCGTTGAACTAAGCGGCAGCGTCGCAGTAATTGACGCGGTGGCGAAGCTTTGAACCGCCTGCCCGGCGACCGAACTATTCAGCATCGTACTTGCATTGATGCCAAGAAACCCAGAGAAGCCGCCGAGCGCACGCAGGACAAATGCCGTCGTCGCCAGCCTCGTACTGTTGTCAAATTGTGGAGGCGTTTGGGCAATCGGACTGCGTGTGTAATGCTTAATTACGGTCCAGTTAGAGGCATCAGATACAAGTTCGACCGTAGCGCCAACGTCGAGCGAGAACGTCGCCGCGGCTGCAGCTTGGTTATAGATGCTGGCCGAAAGGGTCGAGATCGTTACCGCCGCTCCATTCGACGTAACATTCGTGACCGTGTACCTGATATTGCTCGTCGTCGGCGCCGGAAGCGTAATTGTGGTTGGCCCGTTGCCACCCGCCTCAACCCACGATCCAGTATCGGACGCCGCCAACGTCGCCGAGCCGCTAATGTATTTCCGGGTCTGGAAATTCCCTGCGGCCTGCTGCACAAATGCTGTCGTCGCGAGGTTGTTGCTACTGTCGAACTGAGCCGGAGTCACTCCCTTGACGTTGGAGAATTGAATCGCGGCCGTCCCACCAACAATGTCCCACTCAGTCGTGCCGCGCGACATCAGGACAAGGTTGTCTCCGACTTGCAGCGTGACGGGTTGCTTGTTTCCACCACCCCAAATGACGTCTGATCCCTGCGTGGTTACAGTGACCGGCCCCGCGCCATGATTGAATAGCCAAATGGCCGCGCTGGCGGGCATCGTGGCGCCGACCGGCAGCGTCAGCACTCCGCCAGACGCGCCGTACCACTGGATGGCGTATCCAGCGGATGTGTTCGTCAGCGTCGTGTTCGCGTTGTACGCTGCGTATCCGGCAAAATTGCCCAGCGCACGCTGAACAAACGCCGTCGTCGCCAGCCGCGTCGAACTATCGGACAGCGGCGGCATTGTGCCCTTCGGCGTTCCAGTGAATTGCGGCGAGTCAAGCGGGGCTTTGAGCGCCAGCTGATTGATAACGGTCGTCGCGAACTGGGGATCGTTTCCAAGCGCATCCGCTAGCTCTTTCAGCGTATCGAGCGATGCCGGCGACTGCCCGACGAGAGCTGCCAGCTTTGCTGCAAGGTCAGTTTTCAACGCGTACTGCGTGTGCGGATCGGCGGCGGCGACGTGCTGCGCGAGGCCCGTCTGCGACTGCTCGACCTGCGCTTTCAGATAGCGCGTCCGGCTACCGAGCTGCTTAGCCTGCGTGTTCGAGACGCCGTCCGGGCCACCTTCGACCGGATCTGCAATTTCGATTTGGTAAAGGTCTTCCACCCATTGGGAAGATTCGGCGAGTTTGCCCATTAACTGCTCCCGTGGTTGTACTGTCCGTCGTAGTGGGCGGCGCCGTTGTAGCGCACTGGCACGCGACGGTATTCAAGACTGGCGAGTACGCATCGCGCCGGCGCGAACGCGGCCAGCGTCGTGCGCAGCAAGGCCGCCTGATCATTGGTGATAGCGCGATCGAGCAAGATGACTCGGTAGGCCGCCCACAAACCATCGCCGCCGTACACCATTGCGCCGTCGTAGCGGCTTTTCCCGTCGTAATAGGCGCGTCCGATGCCCTCGACGAGTTCAACTTCGCCGAAGCCCAGGCGCCGGATCACCTCTCTGACCGCCCAAGGCGTGCCCTTGTAGCGATGCAGCTCGATCGCCCCCTTGATCAGGGCACGCTTGGCGTCCTCCGACTCGGCGAGGCTCCAACCGTCCTCGCCCATAACGGAGAACTGATCGGCGAGGAACGGCAGTGCGGAGGCGTCGACTCCGTCGATCAGATAGACCAGGAGCGGCGACAGGTCGATGTTGTCGAGCCGCTCGGTCAATTGGGCGAATGCCTTGAAGCGCGGGTCTTTCGCCAGCGCTGGCGGCAAAAGGAGGTTAGCCATTTGCAACCCCGACTGGAATCACGCTGATGCCCGTACACCGCGCCCACTCGTTACCCGTCAGCACGCGTAGCGCAAGGCCCGGCAGGTCGACGTCGTAGACGCCCGAGACCTGCACGGCGCGGCTAAGTTGGCGCGGGACGATGTCACGCCCCAGGCCGGCCGCACGATCGGCGCGGTACGCTTCCGCAGCGGCACGCGCCTGAGCGATCGTCGTATCCGCGTCAGCGTCTTTGTACAGCGTCAGGCGCACGTCGATCGCATAGTCGACGGGAGTCGGCGGCCGGACATCTACGTAATCGGTCAGCGGGCGTCGACGCTCGTCGTTCAGGCTGTCTCGTACCAGTTGAAGAATCGCTCCGCTCGGCAACCCTGTGTCGACGAGCGGATACACCTGGACGCTGCCAGGCGGCACGCCGTTGACCGAAACCAGCCGGCCATCGCGCATTTCCATCTCCGGCCCAATCACGCCCACGTCGACGATCGATTGATGGGCGCTCTTTGCATGAAACACGTAAGCAAGCCGTGAACCGGCCGTGCTGAACGCCTCCGGCGCCAGTTTGATGCGCTCGCGCAGACGGTCGCTGTCCTCTTCCTCGTACCCGTCCGCGCTGATCTGGGTGTTGCCGACCGTCATGTCGACGTCGCCCAGGTCGTCGACGAGCGAGCCAAGCTGACCCGGCTGCCAGCCGTTCCCGATCGAGCCTGCGGTTTCACACGTCGCGGCCACGTCGACCGCCAACTGTCCGGCTGCGAGCGTCACGTCAACGTCGGTCGCAAACGAAACCGCGCCATCGCTCGTCTCGACACGCGTGCCGGCGGCGATCAGCAGATTCGACGGCAGCGCCTCTTCGACCGAGAAGCGGAGCGTCGTCTTCGCAGGCTGCGCCGGCAGGCGGGTCACGCCGACCAGCTCGCCAAGGTAGTCGATCATGGGGGCGCGGGCGAACGCGACCAGATTCTGTTTCGCGGCCTCCTGGACACCGACACGCACGAGGGTCTCGCGGTAGGCAATGATGTCGATCATGACGCGCTCGACCTGAGCGGGATACAGCGTCTTGCCTGTGCGCGCCTCGTAGTCGGCCACGATCTCCGCCGTGATGATCTCGGGGTCGCGCGCGATGAAATCCGGTTCGCCAAGCGTCATCGCGGCACCTCCGTCTCACGAATGACGCCGTCAGCCAGGCGCCACTGGACGCGGATCGTTTCACGCGACTCCGCGATCGACGGAATGACGCGCACGACCTCGCAGCGCGGCTCCCATCGGCGAATCGCGTCGACCGACTCACGCACGACGTGTGGCGTGGCGCGGTCGATCGGCATGTCGAGGTACAGATAGAGCTTGGAGCCGAACTCAGGGCGATGCGGGTCGCTGCCCTGGGGCGTCCCGAGAATCAGGCGAATCGCCTGATCGATGTCGTCCACGCCCTCAACCACGCCGTCGCGGTTAAGGGCTGGTTGCCAGTGAACGGAGGTGATGTCGGAGAGCTGGGTCATGCGGCCATGTTGCCGCGCGACCAGTCGGGGGGATATTAAAGCCGGCTAAAAGCTCAGTGGCTATGGTGATTCGAGTTGCCGCCGACGTCCATGATCGTGCCTGTTGCGTCGACGTTGCCGTCTACGCTCATGTTGCCCGTCAGTACCGCACCGTCGCCGCCAGAACCGGCCATACCGCCCTGGTAGGTCAGCTTGCCCTTGACCGTGACGTTGCGCGTGAACTCGGCCTCTGGCACGTCGACCGTCACCTTGTCGGCCGCACGCAGCACGATTTCCGACTTCGAGTCCACGATCACGGTCTGCATACCCGAGCACGTCAGCGTGTGCGTCGCACGATCGTACTCGAGCACCGCGCCATCTTTGAAGCGGACGATGAACTTGTTCGGGTCCGTGACGGGCGGGCGATCGGCATCGGAGTAGATGGCGCCGAGAATGACGCCGTCCTCGCACCGGCTGTCCAGGAGTACGGCGACCTGTTCGCCGTTATCGTAGGTCCAGCAAGCCTGATCGGCCAAGGTCTTCGGGTACGCGATCGGCAGCCACATGGTCCTCATGTTGCCGAGGTCGGTCAGCCGCACGCGCGCGAAGCCGGGCTTTGAGGCACTGACCGTGCCGAATTTGATCGTCGCGCCGAACTCGTCGAGGGTCTCGCTCATTTTTTCTTGCCTTTCGCCGCTACGGGCGTGGTTCCAACAACGCCTACGTCGCCTTTCGCCGTGACGCCATAGACCTGCAGCCCTTTCGTGGATTTTTTCGCGGTGCTGCTGCCTTTGCCGGCCCGCACCGCGATCGCCGAGCGCTTCAGCTCGACTTCGGTTTGGTAGCCGCCACCGCGATCGAGGCGGTGTCGCGCCGACTCGATCAGGTATTTGCCGGACAGTCTGCCGAGTTCGAGCAGCTCGATCGACGCGCCGGCGGCCAGCTTTGTGTCGCCCCGCATCTCGACCGACCCGCCAGTCTGCTTGAGGTTCGTCTGGTCAAGCGCCGCACGTGCCTTCGTCTGCAGCGTAGCCTTGGATCCGGCCCGTGCGGAAAGCCGCAGCGTGTCGCCGCTCGTTGACTGACCGGACTGCTTCCGCTTGCCCGCGGCCACCTCGGACTGGCCGACGACACCCACGGAATCACCGGTCACGCCGTAGACGACGAGCTTCTTCGTCTTCGGGTTGTGATAGCCGACCTTGGCCTGCGCGTAGACGTCTTTGATCTTGTCGCGCAGGCGGATCGATTTCAGGTCGGCGCGCTTGAACTGCAGGATCGCGTCCGATCCTCGCAGGTCGGCGAGTTCGCTGAAGATGAGCTTGCTGCCCGAAATCTTGAACGCATAGCCGTACTCGCGCGCGAGCCGCGTCAGAAACGCAACATCCTGCTCCTGGTACTGGGTAACTCGGTCGATGCGAATATCCCGAATCCGGCCGGTGAGCGTCAGGTGGTTTCGCTTCGCCACGCGAGCCGCGATCGTCGCCAGCGTCGTGTGCTCGTACGCTTTGGCCTTGCGGCTTCGGACCGACGCCTTCACGCCGGTGCCGAGCCCGCGGATCGTTACGGTCGAGGGCGGCTCGTCGAAAGCGATCTCGTCGATTTCGAAGCGACCACACGCGAGCAACGGCGCGCCCGTGTAGCCGATCTTCAGCGTCAGCGCGTCGCCTTTGCCCGGATACCACGCGTCGAGCCATCGGCCGTCCGCGTCTTCGAGCACGACCTCGATCTCGTCGGACTGGCCGGAAAGGAAGTCGGTATACGCCACCGACACCACGTAGGGCGCGATATCGTTGGTGATGTTCTTCTGCTCGTAAACGAGCGTGAAAACGGGCTCAGGGACGTCGGCAACAGACGTTGGGGTGTCGATCACCGCATCCACGGCGGAAGCTCCTCATCGGCTACGTCGTCGGCCGCAACGACCGGAATCGACAGCGCAATGCCACTCGCGAGCACCGGCGTGATCGGCACATTCGGGTTCGCAGCAACGATCCGCTCGTAGGCAAACGGGTCGCCGTAATACCGGTAGGCGATTTGATCCCACCGTTCGCCCTCGGTTGTGATGTGGGTCAGAAACATCAAATCCTCCGCGTCGCGACTTGCGCGGCCAGTTTGCTCAGGCTCGGCGCCGCGGAACTCAGCGCACCGGTCGCCGTCGAGAGCTGCCCGGCGGCCCGGTCGATGACGTCGGTAATCGTCCCGATCGTCGCGTTCGCCAAGCCGCCTTGCGCCGATCGGACTGCATCCAGCGCGGTATTGCTGGCGCGCAGGATGCCGGCCACCTCGGGAATCTGATCGGTCAGGGACGCAAGCGCCGGCGACAGCTTCGCCAGCGGATCAGCGGCTTGCTTGATGTTGGTCAGCACGCTCGACGAGCGACTCAATGCTGCGAACGGATCGTCTTTCAGCTTCTGGACGACCTTGACCGCGTCGACAGCCACGCGCATCGCGGACTGCGCCTGGTTCGCCCAGGTCACTGCCTGCTGAATCGTGCCTCGCGCGGTGGCCACCGCCGATGTGACGCTGGAGACCGCCTGCGCGGCCGCCGGCGGCACCTTGGGCTGGACGGCCGGCGGCTTGAGCGGGTTTTTCTTGTCGCCAACGAACTCGCGCAGGGTGATCTGCGCGTCGAGAGACAGCACGGTTCCCGACGTATCGGTCTGTTTGCTGGTCGACTGCACCTCGGTCAGCACAAACCAGCCCTTGTAATCGCCGTTGCCGAACACAAGCGCCATGGCCTGTTTCGCGCTTACCGCCGCGCGCAGCTTCGCCAGCTCGGCTTCCGGATCGCAGTACCAGTAGTGAAACGACAGCGCGATCCGGATCTCGTCCAGCTTGTCGCCCATGCGCTGCAGCCGCGGCTTGCCCTGCAGCAGTGCGTGTTCGGCGTAGTCGGCACCGAAGGTCGCATCGAACCCGTCGAAGTATCCGATCAGCTCGAATTCGATATCTCCAAGAATTGCAAACACGTCAGCTCCTAGTACGCGCGTCGCTCGCGCTTCGCGAGCAGGTCGTCGAGCATGCGCTCCAGGTCGCGCAACGACAGGTTGAGCCCTTGCTTGACCTGATCCTTGACGCCGTCCGGCGAGCCACCCTGGACCGTAATCGTCGGCGAGAAGTGAACCGTGATCCCAGAGCCGGCTACCGATGCGCCGAGCGGCGAGCCGCCACGAGCTGCGTTGATGCGCTGCAGGGACGCGGCGGCCGCCGCCTGCGTCGCCATGCCGGCGGCCGCGCGCGCGGCGACCGCTGACGACCGGCCGATGCCGATCGCGGCGCCCTGGGCGATGTTGTCGCCGAAGCCCATGAATACACGGGACGGCGACTTGATCCCCAGCGTGTTCGCGAACCACGCTTTCACGTTGCTGCCGAACTCGATCAGCGTGTTTTTCGCCGACGTGAAGCGATTCCGAATGCCGTTGACCAGGCCGTCGATCAGGTGCGAGCCGAAATCGGTGAAGGTTTTCGGGAGTCCAACGCCGAACCACCCAAGCACACCCGCGAACGCGCGATAGAACAGGCCGAGCGGCGACCAGTTGATGATCAACCGCATGACGCTACCGATCCCGCCCGCGAACGCGGTACGAATCGAGTTCCAGACGCCCCCGAAGAACTGCTTGATCGGCGTCCAGTAGCGGTAGATCAGGTACGCGCCGACCGCGATCGCGGTAATGGCAATCCCGATCGGATTGAGCATCAATGCGCGGCCCAGCCAGAGCACCGTGCGGCCGGCCAGCATCAGGCCGTTGACGAGTTGGCCGCCCAGGACGCGGGCCAGCAGCATCCCGCCCTGGGCGAGCAGCCGCAGCGGGGCGATAAACGTCATCAGCATGCCCTGCCCGAAAGGGAGCAGCGCGCGGCCAACGACGAGCGCGCCGCGCCCGAATCCCATAAACAGGCTCCCGGCGCGTCCGACCGCGGCGGCCAGCTTGCCGGCCGTGCCTGCGCCCATGCCGAAAATCTGGAACACGGTGGACAGACGCGAACCGCCGCCGGCCCAGAGCGCGCGAAACAGCGCCCACTTCGCCCCGACCGTCGTCAATGCCGTGCTGACCATGTTCAGCGGCGACTTGACGAAGAAATTCAGACCCCAGCCGGCCGCGAGCGTGGCAACTTTCATGCCGATCACCGCCGTTGCGAAACCGACCACGCCGCGGATCAGGCCGGGATGAGCGGCCGCGAACTGCGCGGTGCGCTGGATCAGCGGCGTGACGGTATTCATCAGGTCCGTGAGCGACGGCAGCAGCGCGCGGCCGACCGTGATCCCGAGGTCCGCAATCTGGGTCTGAAAACGGCCCCACGCCACGGTCGCCAGCTCCGCGCGGCGCGCGTAGTCCTGGTCGATCGTGTTCAGCGCCTGCGCGCTACCCATGTCCTTCTTGTTCTGCTGATACTTGTCCCAGCCCTGACGCATCGCGAGCAGGTGGTTGATGGTCTGGATGTCCTGGAACACCTCATTCAGGCCGAAGCTCTCCATCAGCTTGCGCTGCGCTTCCTCATCGCCCTTTGCACCGGCCGCTTTCCACTGCTTCATGAACGCGTCGCCGCGCGAGGCGATGAACTTCTGTGCGATCTGCAGTGAGCCTTCGTAGCTTGAGTAACCGCCGGCGACGAGATTGGACATCGACTTCTGGTAGTCGACGCCGGCTTTCTTGTACGCGTCGATGGTCGCCTTCGCGTTCATGTGCGACAGCCAGTTGCGCAGGTTCGTCACGGCCTCGTCGCCGCTACCGGCGCCTTCGCGGCCGACTTCGAGGCTGGCGATGATCTGCGTCAGCGCGTCTTGGCCCTTGATGCCCTTGGCCGCAAACGCCGCGGTCATTTCCGGCAGAGCCTTCGCCATGTCCTTCAGCTCGAACCGGCCGAGCTTGCCGCCATACGCGGCGCGGTTGAAGGCTTCCTTCAGCGCCGCGTCGCCCTTGATCCCGAGCGTCTCGGAGAACGAGTACACCATGCCAGCAAGGTCTTTCATGTCGGCGTTCGTGGCCGTCGCCACGCGCCCGAGCAGGTTCGATTTCTGGCCGGCTTCCTTCGCGTCCATGCCGGCAGCGACGAGCGTACCGACGCCTTCCAGAATGGAGTTGTGGCCCTGACTCGTGGCAAGGGCCGCACGGCGCATCGTCTCGCCGATCCGGAACTCTTCATCGCGGGTCAGGTTGCCGGTAATCGCGATGTCGCGCAGGCCGGCTTCGAAGTTGGCCGCCTGCTTCACGGCCCCGACGACGGGCGCGGCCGTCGCGACCGCTGTCGCGTAAGTGCCGAGCATATCCGCACCGAGCCCCTGGCGCTGCTCGCGCAGCGCGGCGCCGCGCGCGAGCCGCGTCGCAAGCGCCGCTTGCTTCGCCTGAACCTGATCGATTGTCCGGCCGAGGCGGTCGTACTGGCCGCGCAGCTCGGCGATGTTGCGCATCGGATGCGCAACGGCCCGCGCCATCGCGTCCCCCAGGCGGGTATGCTTCGCGCGCAGCTCGTCGGCGACGCGGCCGAGACCGTTCAACGTCGTGCGCGTGCCAGAAAGCGCGGCGCCGAAGCTACCGAGTAGCGTCGCGCCGATCTTTACGCCAATATAGAATTCGCTTGCCATACCCTTACCGGAAAGTGACGAGGCCGCTCATGAACATCCAGTCCATCGCCGAAGGCATTACCTACACCGTGATCGCGATTGCCGGCGTCGTGCTCGCCGTCTGGCTGTTCATCGAGTTGCCCTGGTGGTCCGTGCCGATCGTGTTCGGCATCGTGGCGTTTTTCGGGTTTGCCTTTCTCGGGCCGGCCGTCGTGGCCGGCTCCTACCTCATCGCGGCGGTGATCAAGGCCATCGTGTGGCTGTGCGGCCGGCTCGGGCGCCGGGCCGCCTGACATCAGGATTGCTTTGTCGCGTCGACGCGTCGCTTGATTTCCCGCTCCGCAGCGTCGATCCAGTGCCAGTAGTCGTCCATATCCAGTTCAGCGATCTCGGACGGCTGAATCTTCAGCACCAGTAGCAACACCTCATCCAGCGGTCGCAGCGCCGAGTCCAGCGTCTGCTTTTCCTTGCTCGGCGGCTGGTCGCTGGGCGCTCGCATCTCCGGCGGAATCCCGTCCCTCAACCATGCTGCGAAAGGCATCCATGAGCCGCTTCGAGTCGGCAAGGTCGAGTTCCCCGATGTCTTCGACAGTGAGGTTGGTCAGCGTCGCGAGCAGGAAGTCTTCCTGTTCGCCGGGGTCTTCGCTGTACTTCGCCGCAAGGCCCATTTCCTTGCGCTTGCCGCGACGCAGGTTCAGCTCCGTGAGCATCTGACCGGTAGCGAGTTTGACGGGGAATTTGAGGGGGATTTTCACGACGTGCTCCGTGGTGGTAGAGCACACATTGTCGATTCGCGCGCGCGAAGGCGCTTTTAACGCAGTCCAAAAAAGAAGCCCGCCGAAGCGGGCCAAAGTCGAGGACGACTGCGCAAGAATCGAGTTAGCCGCCGATGTTGGCGCGGAAGTCGGCCAGCATGTCTTCACCGCCGACGCGGAAGATGTTCGCCAGATAGTCCAGCTCCAGCACTTCCTCGCCGTCGATGACCTGCTTGATGTAGGTCGCGCCGAACGCGGAACTGAAATCGGCGTTCTCGTGCTGCTTGTACGTGCCGAGCGGGTTCTTCTTGAACATCACGGTCAAATACGTCACGAGGCTGACTTCCTGCACGCGGCCCTGAGCGCCGTAGGTCTCGATGCTCGAACGGCATTGCAGCGCGACGGCCTTGAACGGGTTCGCCATTGCCTTCGCCACGTCGGCATAGAGCGAGTTCCACTTGATCTCGCCTTCGAGCTTGTCCAGGCCGCCGGGCAGCTCGACCTTGCCGATCATGCCGAGCGCCTTGTGCTCGGCCATGATCGCCTGGACGTCCGGCAGCTTGATTTCCTCAGCCTTGCCGAGCATCGAATTGTTGCTCAGATACACGTTGGCGTTCGTGATCCGGTTGATTTTGACGCCACCCGCCATGATCAGTTACCTCCCTTCAGGGTGAGCAAGTACTCCGAGGTGATCTCGGTCTCGTACGTCAGGCGTTCGAGCGGCGGCGGCACCGTGTACTTGTAGTTGATGAGTAGGTGGCCGGCCGCCAGCTCCTCCTTCGGGTTGCGGGCCGGATCGAACCATGCCTTGAAGCCGAGCAGCGCGCCGTCGCCGATCAGCTTGCGGCCGAAGCCGTTCACCGACTCGACGAGCGAGTCGATCAGCCCCTGGTCGATCGGCGCGTCGACGAACTGCTGGCTGAAGTAGCGCAGCGATTCGTTGATGACGTCACCGGTGCGGCGCACGTTCTCGAAGTTGCGCATGTGCGTCACGGTCGGCCATGCCGCCGTGCGGTTGCCCCACAGGCGCAAGCCCGAGCCGTACGAGCTGAACACGGTCGTGATGCCCTGTTCGTTGAGCATGTTCACGTCCGATTGCGGATCGTCGATCATCGCCGACAATGGCCGCTCGACGCCCGTGACGCCGACGAGCTGCTGATTCGAGCTGGACCACCAGTAGCCCTTGTCCAGGTCGACACGGGCGCGAAGGCCCGCTGCACGCGATGAGAGCGGCTCCAGGCGTTCCGCGTTGGTCGCGGCGTCGTAGACCTTCACGTGCGGGTAGCAGAGGCGTACGCGGTCGCTGGACGTGTTGAAGTTGATCGTGCCTGCCGGCCCACGCCCGGCCAGTGCCTGCGCGAGCGTGGTGCCGATCGGCGCGTCGACGTACGCGATCGCGCCGAGCTGCACGGCCATCGCCTCCAGCTCGACCGAAACCGAGTTCTGCGTGCAGTACGCCGGTGCGATCAGGATTTTCGAGAAGTAGCCGTACAGGTTGTACGTGTCCTTCAGCGCCTTCATCCCCGTGCGCATGCCGGCTGCGTTCACGGCGCCGATGATGTCCGCGGCCGTGACCTTCGTCGGGTCCGCGTAGTCGTAGGTCGCCTTCGCCGCCGTCGCACCAGGCGGAATCGTGCCGGTTTTGATCCGGGTGATGACCCCGTTGACCAGGTCGACGGCGTAATCGGTGCCTTCGGCGTACGTCGCGCTGCCCGAATCGTTCTTCAACACGAGATTCGCCGCGGCCGGATGCGCGAGCTTTGCGCGACCCGTCGCAGCATCGAACGTGATGGGTTCGCTCGGCGCGTTGCTTTTGTGTACCGCCGGATCGAGCACGTTGATCACGATCACCGTGCCGCTGCCGTAGTCGTAGACCGCGTCGAGCGCTTGCGGGATCGTGAAACCCGTGAGCTGCGGCCCGAACTGGGCGGCGTCGACGTCGGACAGCGACTGCACCGGCGTATTGACCGGCCCGATCGGCGCCGTGCCGATCAGGCCGATGACGGCCGACTTAACGACCTTGACGGGCCGCGAGCCGGTTTCCTTTTCAATGGTCTCGACGCCATGCAAATAGTTTGCCGCCATCGCTCAGGCTCCCTTCACGGCGACCGCGTTCGCAGCGGTCTTCGGTTGGTCTTCCGGCACGCTGGTGCGCGCGGGCTTGGTCGACGGCGCTGCGGCCGGCTTCAGGTAGCCCATCGCGAGCAGCGTCGCCGTGTATTCGTGGTCTTCGGGCAGCTCGACGTCAGCGCCCGTATGAAGCATCACTTCCTGGACGTCGTCGCCATCCTGCAGCGTGACGCCGCTGGTCGGTCCGCTGTACTGGTATTTCACGATTCCTCCTCGTAGGTAACTTGCGTCAACAGCGGTCCGTCGTTCGGCTCCGCGTCTTCGACAATCACGGCGCCCGCCGAAAACTCGATCACGTACTGCCACAGGCCGGCAGACTCGCCGAGAAACTTGTCGCTGACCGCCGCGAGCTTTTTGCAGTCCGGCGGGCGAAAGCCCACCAGGGCGGTGCGAACGTGATCGAGCACGTCGATCGCACCGCCGCGGCCGTTGAGCTGGCGCAGCACGATCGCGACAGCAAACTTCACTCGCCGCGGCTGAACAACCATGTCGGTGTCGACGGTCGTGTCGTACTGGCTGCCCGGATAGCTGACCAGCAACGCGCCGATTGCATGGTTGAGCCGGTATTCGTCCGGGCGCTCCGGGAAGTACTCCGTCACCAGAGCCGGCAGCTTGAAGCGAAGCCGTGCGACAACGGAGTCGACCATTTCAAGCGTCGTCGCCATCAGAAGCGCTCCAGCAGGTCCGCGTCGAACTGGCGACGGCGTGCGCGGACCTTCATTTCGCCCGGCTCGGGCGTCGCCGGGCCGCTCGGATCGCCGATCGTCAGCTTGTTGTCGCGGATCTTTTCGAGCATGTGCATCGACGCCTTGAAGGTCTGCGACACGGTGTCCGGGAGCGCGGCGCCCTCGGGGCGGCGGGCATACAGCCAGTGCCGGGCCAGATTGACCGTGACATCCTTGATGACGGTCGGCACCGGCGACAGCGGCAGGTTGTAGCGGCCGCGCAAGTGCGCGTCGACGATTTCCTCCGCCTGGCGCACCGAGCTTTCGACGATGTCGGTATTGATCGTCGTCGGCGCCGGTGCGCCGTAGTCGGTGGTCGTGTCGTTCGTCAGCTCAATGAGCGTCCGTTCCGGCACGGCCAGCTTCAGGTCGGCGAGCGTGCAATAACGCACGTCAAATACCCCGCAGGATGCGGATGACGTCACCGGCCGCCGTCGCCGCATCGAGCGCGTAGCCGTTCGATGCGCCGGTTGCCTTCGGAATGGCTTGGCCGGCCGCGTCCGACTCGACCTCGGCATGCTCGTCGACCGGCGCACCGGCCATGACCAGGATGACGCCGAGCAGGTTGACCGGCGCTTGCTCGCCGGCATCGGCGGTCGTTTCGGCAACGCCGAGCGCCTTCGCGCCGGCTGCGCACACGCCACCATCGAAGCCGACGAACTGGAAGCGGTTCAGGCCGGCGGCAGCGGTAACGGACGTGGTAAGGATTGGTTGATGCGTTTTCATGAGTCATGTTCCGTTCGGGTGGGTCTCGCCCGAAGGCGAGACGTGGTCAGTACGGGATTCGGTGCCGCGAGCGATCAGCCGTTGATGCCCGAGATCAGGTAGCCGGCGTCCGCGCCGAGCAGGTACGGCCGGAAAATGTCCGTGCTGCGCACCAGTTCGAGCTTGCCGTCTTCGATGCGCGTGTCGACGACCGGATTGCCTTTCTTGCGCAGCGTGTAGCCGTAGGACGGTTCATACGGCGTACGTTGCTGACCGCCGCGCTGCAGCGGGACATAAGCGAGCACGATGTTGGCGCCCCAGATGTCCGTGAAACGGTCTTTGTCGTCGGCGTAGATCGCCTCGCCGACCGCGATGTTTTCGACCTCGAAGATTTCCTTCAGCAGGTCGACGGTCACGATGCCCTTCATCGAGTACTTGATCTTCTCGATGAGCTGCGGGTGGGCTTTCAGCGTCTTGTAGGCGGACGCGCCGATCACCATCGTGTTCGGCCGGCGGCCGATTTTCGTGCGAATCGCTTCCTTGCCGTCTTCGATGACGCCGACCGGATCGCTGCCGGCCGCGGTGAACTTCTCGGTCGCGCTGAGTTGCTTTTTGTTGCCCCCGGCGTAGCTGTTGGGGTTCTGCGCGAGGTCCGCCACCATTTTTTCGCGGCGCAACTGGATCGCTTCGGTCGCAGTCTGGACGGCGGCTTGTTCCAGCGGGAACGCCGATTCCTGGTCTTCACGGTAGTCGATCGGATACTCGAGATCGTGTTCGTCGAGGACGATGTCGATGCTGCCGAGGTCTTCCGGGTTCATTCGATTCGACCGGGCGCGCAGCGCGCGTTCCGTCTTGTAGAGGCGGAACGATTCCTTGCCGAACTTCGGAATCTTGCCGCCTTCCTTTTCCACTTCGACGACCGGCATCAGGCTCTGGCCGATGAATTCGGCGTTGGTGTAGCCGATCGCGAGATTCGTCAGCACGGGGTCGACGATTCGCAGTTTCGAGAGACGTCCCATCATTTCTCCTGGCTCAATGGCCCTTGCAGTGGCTTTCGCCGGTTGTTAGCGGATCACCGCGTTTGCGGCCGCCGCGTAGTCGACCTTGTGCTCGCGCATGTATGCGCGAATGCGGCCGTCCAGCTCGGCGCGCTTCGGATCGACGTTCTCGCCGTACTCGACGGTGTCGGCGCCCGTCGTCGTCACGCCGGCGCGCTCGCGCGTGGCGTGCTCGCCAAATTCGACGACCTTCGGCAGCTCGCCGAGGAACGAACGGAATGCGCTCGCCAGCGGCTGCTTGGCATCGCCTTCGCCGAACTCGAACGGCTCACGTGCCGTGAAGTCCAGAAATGCGACGACTGCATCCTTGTGCTTCGGGGCGAGCGTGCCGCCCTTGACGAGCTGCTCGGCATACGACACATGCTCGCTGTGGCGGCGATCGTCCGCCGCCTTGCGCTCACGCGCCTGCGAGTCGGCGAGCTGCTGCTTGAGCTGGGTGTTTTCGGCCTCCAGTGCGGCCTTTTGCTCAGGGGTCACTGCGTCTTTCTCCTGCTTCGTGGTGGTGGGTACGGTTGCCGCCCCGCGTTCGGCGAATGCGCTGGTCGGCGCGTCGTCTTGCCGCGCGACCTCGCGGATTGATTCGATTTGCCAGTCGGGGATGACCTGGTCGGCCGTGTCTCGGCCGAATTGCGTCAGCAGCCATTCGCGCAGGCTGCGCCAGAGGCCGGCGTTCAGCTCCTGGCCCCAGTCGCTGAACTCGACCACGCCTTCGTTGCCGTCGCTGAAATTGACGTCGCGCAGACCCTTGAGGGCTGGCGGCTGCGCACCGAGAAAGCCGACGTGGCGGAGGTAATAGACGCCCGGCACCGGGTTGTGCGGCGAGTCGGGGTGGTAGAAGCTGGCGCTGATCTTCTTGTAGCGCCCGGCGTCGACGAGTTCGGCGAATGCGGGATCGACCTGGGTGGGTTCGGCCTGCAGGTTGCCGGCCGCCGCGGAGAGCGATGCAACCCAGCCCCACGCCGGCGCGTTGTCGCGCGGATGGCCGATGACGATCGGCGCTTCGTGGACCTTCGGGTCGTATGCGGCAGCCGTCGCGGCGAGGTCCGTTTCGGCGAACTCAAGCACGCGACCGCTCATGTCGGTCTGCGTGCCTGCCCGGAAAATGTGGAGTGGTTTCGCGTTCATGGCGCCCATCATCGGGCGACGAACGGAACGGGTCTTTTAATCGGCTTTACGATTGCGCCGGCGTGATACGCGCGATGCGGGGAGCGCAGCAGGTTCGAACCAAACCCGTAAAGCCTTTATAAAACTTTACGGGGCAGCGTCAGGGCGCTGTGGCTATCGTTGCGCGCCTCGGGTGGTCCGGAGGCGCGCAACGCGCCGATCGATCGTCGGCAGGTTAGCGGCGGTTCGCTGCGTCCATCAGGTGGCGCAGGATCGTATTGAGCACCGGCTCAACCGCTTCACTTTGCAGCTCACCATCGGCCGTGACCGGCAACCAAGGCCGGGCGGGAATCGTGACCTTCAAACCGCGACCGGCTTGCCCGCCGAACTGGTGAATCGCGGCGTATTCCTTGTTGCTGCCGATGACGGCCGAATTGTCGTCGTGATCGGTTGAGACGCTCGCGGCCAATTGCCCGCTGTCCTGCAGGATCATCAGCCCGGCCTTGCGACGCGACGCGGCCGCGGTCAGCTCGCCGTTTTTCTTGTACGCCTTCTTGCCGCCGACGCGCATGTGAATCGTCGCTTCCGACAGTGCCTGCCACCGCGGCCGGCCCTGCGCGGCGAAGTTGTCCTCGGTGACCAACACCAGCGCCTGCGCGATCTTGCGCATCGCGCCAGCCTTTTGATGGCCGGCTTGTTCGAGCTGGAGCAGACGCGTGCGCAGGGCCGAGGCGTCGATCTGGAAATTCACGAAATCGCTCACTGCAATTCCCTCCTGGCGATCGTGCCGAGATCACCCGTGTATCGAGACAGGTCAGGCTGCCACGCCGCGGCGCCGGGGTTGTAGCTCCAGCCGACGTCCGGCGACACGACGATTTCGCGACGCGTGACCGGGTCGATGGTGCGGAACGTCGCGACTTCCCGCATTTCGCCGTTCTTCTCGTTGACCAGCTTGAGCGTCTTGCCGAGGCGGTCGCCGGCCGCCTCGACCTTGATGCCCCGCACGATGATCTCGTCGTGCGACAGCGCCACCACGCGGCACCGGCAGCCCCAGCCGTTCGGCGGATAGAACGACTGCCAGAACGGATCGTCGTAACGGAACACCTTGCCGTTCATTGCCCGATGGCTCGTGCGCGTGCGGCTGTCGAGGATCGCCACGTACATCCAGTACGGCCGATCGTCGACGTTCGCCATTTGCTCGGCGTAGCGGCCGGCCATGTAGGCCGTCTGCAGATTCGTCCGGTAGATCGTCTGCAGGCGCCACGGGCTGCCGAGCTGAACCTGGGTGATCTCGCCCGTGTCCTGGTCGACGTGTTCCTGCTTTCCCCACCAGCCCTTGGATTGCAGGACGGGCGTCAGCTCTTTCGTGAACCATCGCAACGTCTTGCCTTCGCTGATTGCGGTTTCGACCGCGTTGCGAATGTCCTGCAGGATGTCCAGGCGCGTGACCTTGGCGACCGTGAATGCCTTCGCCTGGGCGTCCTGCCAAAGCTCCTCCCAATCCCAGGTGATCTCGAAGCCCTTGCTGCGCAAGTACTCGATCGCCTTCTTCGGCGGCAGCTTCATGCAGTAGCCGAGGTCGACCGCTTCAGGCATGGAGACGCCCCCAGAGGTTCGCGACGAAGATCGCGCGGGCAAGCCGCTCCTGCAGCGCGTCGGCGTCGAGGCTCGGATACAGCTCGGCCAGCATGCCGAGCAGCTCGTCGGCGCTCGCGCCATTCGCAATCCGCTTTAAAAGCGGCGCGACCAGCGCCTGAGCATCGGCATTCAGGTCTCGGGCCGACAGCGCATTCAGCGCGGCGTCGAGCGCGTCCTGGTCGGGCGCTTCGAACTCCGCGAAGGATGCGGCGCCCACGGCATCAACGGCCGACACCGGCAGCGGCCGTTCGTCCAGGTCGCCGTCCTGCAGGTTGTACGCTCGCTTGAAATACGCCGGCGTGAAGCGCGCGCCAGCTTGCGTCAGCTTTTGGTCGCGGCCAGCCTGAATCTCGTCGACCTGTTCCTGCTCCCACATGTCGAAGACAGGCCGGGCAGTGCCGTCGAAATTCAGGTCGCAAATCCAGCGGATCAGCATGTTCATCGCTTCGGCGACGACCGCCTTGTCGCCGTCGCGAATGTCGTCCGTCACCTCAAGCCCGGCCTGCGCGGACGCGCGCGTCGATGTTGCCTCGGTGGTCTGGTTCTGCCCGAGCAAAGCGATCGACACCTCGCCGCGACAGAAGTGCAGCAGACGCTCGTAAACGTCGGCGCTACCGGTCTTGCCGGCCGCTTCCTTGATCTCGATGCTGGAATCGTCCGGGATGACGGCGACTGCGTCCTGCACCATGTCCTCAAGGCAGTCGAGCAGCAGGTTCTTCTCACCATCAGACGCACTGCGTGGGTGCTTGCCGATCAGCATCGGCGAGCCGTACTTCTCGGTGAACTGTACCCAGAATTTGAGGCCGCCTTTCTTGAACGTGGTCGGCCAGAAGCACATCGACAAGTCCGGGAAGCCGTACGGGTTCAGATACGTCGCCTCCTGGCGCGGCACCAGGAACTTGCGTGCCGGCAGCTCTTCACCCTGCATCCAGTGATCCTTGCTGCGAAAGCGGAGCTGGTTCTCCGGGTCGTAGACGAACCAGTCTGCCGGCTTGCCGACGACGTCGATCGGCACGATGTAGTTGCCGACCTTGCCCCAGGTGATCTCCATCGGCTGATAGCCGTACAGGACGGCGTCCAGCATCTCGGTCACGATCCGGGACAGATCGAGGTCTGCGAAGACGTCGGCGATCGACTTCGCGACGCGATTCTTCGCCTTGCCACGGTCGAGACCCCATTCGAGCGCCTTCACGGCCGCTTTGCGGCGGCGCACGCAACCGCCGACGTGCGCGTCCGCGCGCAACTCGCGGTAGACGCGGATGTCCTTACCGAGCGCCTTGAGCACCGGGTCCGGATTCGGCAGGTACATGCCGAGCGCGAAGAAATCGATGCTCCGCGCACGCGTGGCGATCTGCGACGACAGCGACTTGTCCGGCTCGCCGAACGTTACAAACTCGGTGGGACTGACCCACAAACCCTTGCTCATGCGTAACCCTCTGTCATTCGGACGCTGGAGCGGCGCCGCCGCGACTTGGCGGTCACCGGTCCCTTGTTCAGTTCACGGCTCGCGTAATACGCCAGAGCAATCGCTACGGCGGCGTCGCCATGGCGCTTGCCGTCGTCCTGGCCAGTCGCGCGCACGTCCGGGATGCGCGGCACGCCCTTGATGACCTGCACGGCGCGCAGGTCGGCGAGTATGTCGGCATCCTTCGGGAGGCCGTCGATCGTGCCGTCTTCGAATGCGGCCTTCACGGGCGGCATGTGCTCGCGATACCACGACTCGGACAGCATCACTTGCTGGATGCGCGACGCGCCGTAGCGCTGCATCGCGACTTCGGCGAGGTACTGACCGTTGCCCCGCGCGTCGAAGGCGCCGCCCGTGAAGCGCGGGAGCCGATCGAGCAGGTAGAAGGCGATCTGCTCCTGCTGGCGGAACGGCACGTTGCGCAGCTCGACGATGAACGGCACGCGACGAACCACGTTCTGTTGTTCGATCAACGGCACGTGGACCGTCAGGTCGCCCGTCCGGCCGAAGTCCTCGCCGTTGTACGAACGGGCGTCGGTCGGGAGCGCCGTGAGCAACGGGCCGAGCGTCGCTTCGAGCCAATCGCGGCATTCGGCTGCGCGGATGTGGTCGGGAAGCACCTCGAAACCCTGTTTGCAGGCCCAGCGCAGCACCGGCGTATCGGCTGACATGCGCGACTCGATCAGCGCGCGCGAAAGCCATGCGCCGCCGCTGTTCTTCGGCACGCAATCCAGTTCTTCCTCGGCATCCGCGCCGTACGACGCGCGAATATCCTTGACCCACTTGGCTTCGCCTTCGTCCGTCCAGGCTTCGCCCTTGCGCAAGCAGATTCGCTGGTAGAGCCCGTCCTGTACCGCATCAGCGAACGTGATGCGATGCAGGCTGTACGGCTTCTTGCCCGAGCGGACATCCGTGACCAGCTCGTTGAACGCGTTGTCGACGCCGTCGTGTGTCGAAATGATGTGGACCTGACCGCCCCACATCAGCAGCGCCATCGCCGCCTTCAGCAGCTCGCCGAGCTGCTCGTGGAACGCTGCCTCGTCGATGATCACGCGGCCTTGCTTGCCGCGCAGGTTCGACGGGCGCGACGACAGTGCCGTCACACGAAAACCCGACGCGAAGCGGATCACGAACGCGAGGATCGACTTGTCACCGTCCTTGTCCTGAAACACTTCCTCGGTTTCTTCGATCTCGTCGGCCGCGAGGCTGTAGAACTTGGCCCAGTCGGCGCAGTCGCGAATGAACTCCTGCGCCATGTCCTTGTTGTAACCGACGTACCAAACGTCCATGCCGCGCTGGCTGGCCGCCAGCAACGCGGAATCGGCCGCTTCGCCCCACGACAGGCCAACGCGGCGCGACTTCTCGCAGACCTTGACGGGCGACGTGTCGGCGCACCATTTCTGCTGATACGGCAGCAGGACGGCGGGTGCGCGATCAGCACGGGTTTCGACGATCGTCATCCGGCAATCCCAAGAATCTGACGACGGATCGCGTCGGCCGCGTCGTCGGACAGGCCGCCGCTCTTGACGACCTTGTCGACGGCAGCGGCGGCCGCTTCCGCGCGTGCCTGCACTTCGAGGCGGAATTTCTTCTGGTTCACGCTCGCGCGGGCCAGCGTCGCGATGTTCTTCGCGGCCTTGGACAGCAGCGCGATACGCTCACCCGGATCGGCGTCTTCGTCGGTCGCTTCCTGCAGGTTCACGATGGACTCGAACATCTCGGTCTGCACGAGCGCGATCACGGCCTCGGAGCGGGCGTCCTGGTCGTCGGCTGCGCCTTCGGTCAGGATGCGCGCGGCTTCCGTGCTCGCCTTGATCGCGGCGAAGCGGCGCTCGATGCGCTGGCCGTACCGGTGGATCGCCGACTTGCTGATCTGGTAGCCCTTGTCACGAAGCGTTTGCTCCAGCTCCTGGTAGCCCGTGAAGTTGCCCTCGACGAGCGCGCTTTCGAGCCATTCGCGCACGGCCTTCGGCAGGCGTTGCACGCCGCTGCTGCGCCCCATGTCACTGGCTCCAGTACTTGGCCGGCCGCGCGATGCCCGGCTCGCAATCGATCGTGTACTCGGCGATGTCGACGCCGTAGCGCGTGAGGTCGCCCCACCAGCGGCCCGACGGTTCCTTGCGCAGCTTCACCAGCACGCGATCGGCGAGGTAGTCCAGTTCCTTGCGCACTTCGAGCGCCGTGATGTCGGCGAAGATCGAGCGCATCGTCATCTGGATCACGTCCTCGACGACTTCCTCGGGCCGCGCGTTGTACAGCGCCAGAATCAGATACCAGCGCAGCGATTCGCGGCGCACCTTGGCGTGGTCGATTCCCAGCGGGTTGGTGAGCGTCATTGATTTCCCCGGAGTTGTAAGTTTTCGAATCTGAGCGCGATCGCGTCGAGCTTGGCTTCGATGACGGTCTGGTTGCGAACGTAGTCCTCGCGGCGTACGTACTGCAGCGGTAGGTCCGCCTGAAATCGCAGAAAGTCACGCTCCAGGCGGGCCGTGTTGTCCGCCTGCCGGCTGATCTGTTCGAGCATGGCCTTGAGCTGGTCTTCCTGTTTCTGATCACGCTCGGCCTGGTGCCGCTCGATCTGCACGATCAACACCTTGCCGGCCGCGATCAGCAAACCGATGAACGTCGCGAGCATCGACACGAGTTGCCAGAATTCCACCTGTAACGTCACTGCTTTTCTCCCTCGATGTAGTCGATCAGCTTGTTCAGTTGCGATTCGATGTCGCGGCTGCGGCGGCTGGCGTCGACGTGGTGGGCGAGGATGTCGTCCTGGCGTACCCCGGAATCAAGGGCGTCATCGGCGCCGGCCGGCGTAGCAGCTCCGGCGGCAGTACCGGTCGCGGGCACACCATTGGCGCCGGCGGCGGCGTTCCACACGCCGACAAAGCCGGCAGTGAACACGCAGCGAGGCAAATCCTGAAGAGGCGCATCCGGCGCCGGACGGTATTGGCTCGTGACACTGGGAATTCTCCGTTTCAGTTCGTCGGATTCGAGCGCGTGCCGGGCCTTCTCGGCGAACAGGTCGCCGGCGAGCGCCGCCGCGCGCTGCGTCTCGGCACGCTCCTTGGTGCGCGCTTGTTCGATGGCGTCGCGCGCGCCGTCCGCGTATTGGCGTTCGAGCTTCGCGACCTTCGCGTCGCCCGCAAGCGCGCCGGCGTGGTAGCCGCCGAAGTACGCGATTGCGCCAGCGGCAATCGCGCCGACAGCCGCGCCACCGACCGCGACCGCCACGCACTGGCCGCGTGAAAGCAGGACAGGAAAGTTCATGAGCACGCTCCCGGCCCAAATCCGGCCTTGACGTAACGCGGTTCGAACGTATGCAGGATCACACGCGGGTAGCCGCGGTTCTCGCGGAATGCAGCCGCGTGCCGGCCGGCGTTGAAGCGCTCGACGTGGCCGAACCAGCGCTGCCGGTCGGCGCCGCCGGCAGCCGTCACGCGCTGATCGCGATAGACCCAGCCCAGACCACCGTTGTAGGCCGACAGCGTCATCGCCATGCGTTCGCATGCGCCGGCCGCCGTGATGCGCTCCCAGAGGTGCCGGTCGTAGCGCACGAGCGCACGAATCGACCAGGACGGATTGAACGGTTGCGCCTCGCCCAGCTCGGCCGGATAGGCGCCCGCGATCCAGTCGACCGTCGACGGCATGAACTGCGACATGCCACGCGCGCCGACGACGCTGACGGCGTCCGCGCGCCAGCGGCTTTCCTGGTGGATTTGCGCCGCGAACGACGAGACAGGCGCATCGATACCCCAGACGGCGCGCGCGTTGCGCGTCAGCTCGGCGCGGTACGCCAACGCTTCGGCCGGCACTTGCGCGACGGCGGGCGCGGCGGCGCCGAGCAGCATGACGAGAAAGGCGATCAGCACGCGCATGATCACAGGCCCAGCGCGACGCCGACCACGACGCCGAGGACGATCACCGCGCGGCGAAGCATGGCCGCGGCAAACACCAGCTCGTACCCGGAAACAACGCGAAAGTCGGCGTCGAGGGGCGCTTCGAGCGAGCCGTATCGCCAGTCGTGTTCGAGATAGCTGTCCGGACGGGCGTACGGGAAAAGCCCACGATCGAGCCAGTACGCGACGACGGCCGCGAGGCTCACGAGGCTCAGTTTGTAGAGGGCGACGGGCAGTTGCTGCGGCGAGAAAAGCGCGATGGCTGCGACGAGGATGATCGCGGCGACGAGCCAGCTCGTCAGCCGCGGAAAGCGCTTGATGAAGGGCATATGACCTCCCGTAGTGGATATGCCGTCATCTTGGACGGCATACACGGGTAGGTCTTTTAATCCGCTTTAGGGGCCGCTCAAGCGAGCGTTTTTACGCTGCAGGCCGTCGCGAAACAGCAGCCCGCCGACGTTCACGAGGACGCAGACGTCGTCCTCGGTTAGATGCTCGGCCGCAAGGTCAATCCAGCCGGCGAGCAGCGCGATCGCGTCGTCGGTATCCTGCGTGTCGCCGATCACGTCGAGGATCTTCGCCTGATGCTCAAATGCGGCTATGACGGGATGAATGCTCATGTCGGACTCCTCGACGAAGAGCATTCAGCATAGGCACGCACACGGCCGGTAGCAAGGCGAAATCTACGGCTTCGACGAGCGGAGCGCGTGCTCCTGAAAATCGAAGAGCTGGGAGAACACGCGCTGCCAAAAACCGACCTTCGCAAGGTTGGCATCCGGGTATCCCATCGCCCGCATTTGCTCGTTGTGGCAAATCACGTTGAGCACGTGCAGGACCGGCGGTTCCTCGGCCTCGATCGTCAGTCGTTCGCCGCGCACCGCCAGCAACACGCTTTCGTCCGGCGCCGAAAGTGCCATGCGCTTTTCCAGGCCGATGAACTGGCGTGCGAAATCCGCATGTGCTCGCGCGCGCTGCGACGAGCCCACGACCAGGTTGATCGCGGACAGCACCGTCACGAGCCCAGCGGCGACGAGTGCCACGACCTTGTACTGCTGCTCAAGCACGCCATATACCGCCGTCGACCCGAAGATCACCGACAGCATGTTGGTCATCTGGTCGAGGCGATCGAAAAACGCGCGCCGGCGGTTGTGGTAGCGGATCGACCGGCGAATGTCGAAGAGCTGGTTATGCCACTGCAGGTCAAGATTGGTCGTTCCCATTGCTGTTATCCCGTGTCGGCAGCGGCGGAGGCGGCGGCAGCGTGTTGACCACTTCGAAACCCTTGTTGAAATCGTTGTAGTCATGCCGCTCACCATAGTCGACGCTGTCACGCGTCGGCACGCCCTTGTTGGTGGAGTCGGAATTCGGATTGTTCTTCGGATTGGTCATTTTGCTGCCCGCTGGTTCAAGAAGGAATTAATGCTCGTTGAGATTCGGGATGGTGGATGCGCCGGGCGGAGCGTCAGCGCTTGCGCCGCGCCGTGAGATCGCGCCACATGCCGGGTTTGCCGTCCGACGTCACAACGCATTCGATGTCGGGCGCGTCCGAGTTATCGATGATGGCGCCGACCGCGTACGTTTTCCCCGCGTACTGGCAGCCGCCGAATGCTGCCTGGAGCTGGCCGATTGTTTGATGGCTGGACCAGCCGTAGTAGCCGAGAACGACGCCGCCGAGGAGTGCCGCGAAAAACGTGACTTTCAGCATCGTCCGCGTGGATGCGAGTCGCTCCTGGGCGAACTGGAGTTGCGCCGTCAGGTCAGGGCGAGGGTCTTCGCAAACGTTGTCCCGAGCGGGCCCAGATTGGGCGCCGCTTGGTGCGCCGGACTTGATCGCCACGCGGTTCAGCCAGGACGTTAGGTATTGCTCGACATCGACGTATCTATCGCTGCGAATCCATTTGACTCGCTTGGCACCCGCGCGGGCCAATACGGCCCGCGATATTTTGAGAACGTCATTTCCCGTCGCGTCCGCGATCTGGCCGACCAGTTCCATGATCACGCCTTTCTGGTGATTGTTGACGAACTCAATTTCGGGTTCCTTTGATCCGAACTGCACATTCAGAACATTGCTGTTCGAAATCGGCACGCCGAGGTTGACGATGTCGCGCCCGGCAGCGCTACCGATGGTGTCTGCCCGAATATTTACGGACTGGTCGGCAATGTTCGCTTTGCCGGCCTGTATGGCTTGCCCGACCGGCCTGTTGAACTCCTGTTTCCCGTTAGCGTCATTGGTCATTTTCTCTTCTTGCCCTTACCGAAAAAGCTGATCCCCTGCTGATCGAGGTTTCCCTCGACCTTTACGGCCTGTCCTACCGATCCGTGAAAGACCTGCTCCTGGCGCGTCGTGCTTGCGGCCGCAAGCGCGCCAATCGCAGCGGCTTTCACCTCAAGCGACGCGGACCGGTACCGCGAGACGAGTTCCTGTTCATCGGGCGCCAACGCCATCGACGATCGTATCGCCCCGACGATGTACTGGACATCCGCCCCGACACGCATGATTGCCGCGAGGTAGCTGGCGTCCGGCGAACGCTCGCCTTTTTCGTACTTGATCTGCGATTGCTTGGTCACCTCCGCCAGCGCCCCGAATGCCGTCTGGCTGTACCCCAACCGCTCACGCTCCTCGCGCAGGCGCTCGCCTATCGAATCCATACGATTACCTAATTGGCGCTTGACAGGTAATCAAACGCATACCATACTTCACTCACACCGTCCCACCACGAACGGCAACCTAGTCGGCACTTTCCCCGGCGCCGACAGCCCCTTAACAGGAGCTTCAATGAAACTGCGTACCGCCGCTGAAGCCCGCGCGGAGCTTCAATCGAAAGGTATCTCGATCACCCAGTGGGCGATCGCGAACAAATTCTCTCCCAATCTCGTATTCGAGGTTCTGGGCGGCCGGAAAAAATGTGTCCGCGGCCAGGCGCACGAAATCGCCGTCAAGCTGGGGCTCAAGGCTGGCGAAATCTGCGCCGACCCGGCCAAAGCGCTCGCATTGCCTCGACACCGCGTCGCAGCGTGAAAGGCCTCATGCGCTCCAACTGCTTCGGCCACCACGTCGACAGCCCGGTCATCGGCGAGACCTCGCTTCGTCAAGCATCTGCACCATCTGCAGGACAACTTCGCCGCCCCGTGCCTGTATCGGATCGGGCAGTTGGCGACGAGCAGCCCCGAACCGACGCAGCGCCTGCGAAAAGCGTACGCCGTCGACGCAGCCCTGTTCCTCCAGGTGGCCGATAAGTCGAAGCATCGTCTGCCCGACAGCGTCCACACGTGCCGCTAACTCACTGAAATCCGAATCCGTCATGGAACATTTTCCCCGTAAGAGTAACCGCTTTTCATTCTACGAGCCGCAACGTTGTTGCATAGGCGCAAAACGGGAATTTGTTTGGAATCGGCCGGAAGCCGTTTTGAAAGGGGATTCCCAATGAGCCGCCGCAATTGGAAACGTATCCAGCCGCATAGCCTTCGGCACGCGCTTGAACTCTGTAAAGAGCATGCGCGCGAGCGGCGCAACCTCGGCGTCGAGCGCATCGCCGAACACATGGGGCTTGCTGACCATTGGACGCTCTACAAGTGGTTTCAGTCGGGCCGCATGCCGATCTCGCTGATCCGGCCGTTTGAAGACGCCTGCGGCGCAGATTTCGTCACCCGCTGGGTCGCAGCCAGCGCCGGCCGTTTGATCATCGACATCCCGACCGGCCGCGACGCAACGGCCGAAGACATGCAGGTCTTGCAACGCACGCTCAACGCCGCGGTCGGGCAACTGCTCGACTTCTACGCCGGCTCGGCCAACGCAGACGAAACGATCGCGACGATCCAGCAAGCAATGGAGGGGTTGGCGTGGCATCGCGGCAACGTCGAGCGCCATGTACAGCCCGAACTCGATCTTGGAGCAGCCGAATGACCGCGAACTCAACCACGAAGTCCGCCGAGAAAGTGTTGGAGGTTCTCAACGTCCTGCTCAGTCATTTTGCGCATGGCCTGACACCGAGCGAACTCGCCCGAGCAACGAACCTCTCGCCTTCGAACATCACGCGCTACGTCGCGACCTTGGAGGAAAAGGGATTTGCCGAACGCATTCCCCACACCGGCCGCATCCGTCCGTCTGTACGCCACGCCCAATACGCCGTCGCGATTCTGCGCAGCCTCGACAACGCGAAGCAACGCATTGACGAACTCCGGGATCGCATTGCCATTAATAGCCTGTAGGAAGAGCCGTCATGCCCCGCAAAACCACTGAAACCACGCCGATCACTGTCGATTCCGTATTGCCCGCACTGCCGAAGATGGCCGAAGCTGCGAATCGATTGGCCGTGCTTGATCACGAGCGAGACACGGCCGTTCGCGCCATCGCTACGCAACTCGGATATCAGTTGCCGGCCGACTGCACGGACCCAGACCTGATTCAACGCGATATCGCGGCCAATATGCGCCGCAGCGTGGAAGCGTGCCTGGAAGTCGGGCGCGGATTGCGAGTACTAAAGGAAGCTTGCGAGCACGGCCAGTTCTTACCGCGACTGGAAGTGCTCGGGATCGAAGTCAGCGTAGCGCAACGATTCATGCAGGCGGCCACAAAGTTCTCAAATGCCGCGACGTCGCGGCATTTGACGAAAGCTGTGGGCACACAGTCGAAGCTATTTGAAATGCTCGTCCTTGACGACGAACAGATCGAGGAACTGGAACTGACCGGTCAAACCGGCGAACTGAAGCTCGACGACATCGCCACCATGAGCGTCAAGGAGCTGCGCGGCGCACTTCGTGAAGCGCGTGAACAAGCCGCCGCGCAGACGCGCCTGCTGTCCGACAAGAACGCGAAGATCGACGAGCTGGCCGCGAAGAAGACGCGCGTCAAGCGGGTCACGCCGGACGAAGAAGGCGCGGAAATCCGCAAGGAAACAAGCGCGATCGCCTTCGAGGCGGAGTCGGTTATTCGCGGCAACCTGCGTGCCGCCTTCGAAACTCTTACGCAGCACGCCGAGACGCACGGCGTACCGCACGACGACTTCATGGCCGGCGTCCTGGGGCAAATCCAGTTGTCGCTCAACCAGCTTCGAAGCGAGTTTGGCGTCAAGGCCGCTGCGGACGGTGACGACGTCCCGCAATGGCTGCGTGATACGTCGGCCGGGTCAGCGGATGCCGACTTCTCACGCGCCGCTAACTGACTCGGGGGCTCGCGACGATGAGTGCCGTCTTGAACGAACGCATTGTGGCTGTCGCCCAGGCAGCTCGCGCGGCCGGCCACGGAAAAAAAGGTGCGATCTACGACGCGGCCTGCCGCGAGCTGGGCCTCTCTTTCACGACCCTGATGCGCAAACTGAAGGAAGCCACTGTGACCACGCAACGCAAGCGCCGTGTCGACGCCGGTCAAAGCTCGCTGACGCGCGACGAAGCGATGCTGATTTCCGCAACGCTCATCGAGTCGACGCGTAAGAACGGCAAGCGCCTGTATACGGTCGGTGATGCGGTGGAGATTTTGCGCGCGAACGGCATGATCCGGGCCGAATTTCTCGACGAGTCCACAGGCGAGCTGCGGCCGTTGTCCGATAGCGCGATTCAACGTGCGTTGCGCATGTATGGCGTGCATCCCGACCAACTGCTCGCACCGGCCCCCGTGACCGAGCTGGCGAGCCTGCATCCGAATCACGTATGGCAGATCGATGCGAGCTTGTGCGTGCTGTACTACCTGAAGCCGGCAGCCGACGCGCGTGCGAACGGACTCCGTGTGATGGATCACGCCGAGTTCTACAAGAACAAGCCGAAGAACCTCGCCCGGATCGCGGCCGATCGTGTGTGGAGCTACGAAATCTCCGACCACGCGAGCGACTGGATTTACACCGAGTACGTCATGGGTGCGGAATCGGGCGAGAACCTCTGCTCGACGCTCATTAACGCCATGCAAGAGCGCGGCGGCGCCGACCTGCTGCACGGTGTGCCGCGCATTCTGATGCTCGACGCCGGATCGGCGAACACGGCGTCCATGACGCGCAACCTGTGCCGCTCGCTCGGAATCGAGCTGATCGTCCACAAGGTCGGCAACGCCCGCGCCACCGGACAGGTTGAGAACGCGCGGAACCTCATCGAGCGCAAGTTCGAACCGGGCCTCAAGTTTCAGCCGGTGAACAGCCTCGACGAGCTGAACGCGCTTGCGAAACGCTGGCGCATGCACTTCAACGCGACTGAAACGCACACCCGGCATGGTGCGACGCGTAGCGAGGCATGGATGCGCATTACCGCCCAGCAACTCATCAAGGCGCCGTCTACCGACGTCTGCCGCGAATTGGCGGTTGCCTCGCCGGAAAGCCGAAAGGTCACGCCGAAGCTGCGCGTGTCGTTCCGTGGCGAGGAATACGACGTGTCGTCGGTGCCGGGCGTCATGGTCGGCGAGAAGCTGATGATCACGCGCAATCCGTGGCGTGACGATGCAGCCCAAGTGGTCCTGACTGGCGAAGACGGGCGCGAGACGTACTTCGTCGTTCCGCTCGTCGTACGTGGCGATTTCGGCTATGCCGAGACTGCCGCCGTGATCGGCGAAAACTACCGGCGACATGCCGATACGCCAGCGCAGCACGCACTTCGCGAGATCGAACAGCTCGTGACCGGTACGTCGACGCCTGCGGACGCTGAAGCCGCTCGCAAGGGCAAGGCACTGCCGTTCGGCGGTCGCCTCGACCCGTATAAGCACCTCGACGAAGCCGATCTTCCGACGTACCTGCCGCGCCGCGGCACGGAACACGACCTCGTTGTGCCGCGCGTCGAGCTGGCGCCGCTCACGCTGATCGAGGCGGCAAAGCAGATTAAGGCGGCTGTCGAGGCTGCCGGCGTCGACTGGAGCGCCGATCGGTTTCGCTGGCTGCAACAGCGCTATCCGGACGGCGTACCGCAAGAGCAGCTCGACGCGATCGTCGCCGAGCTTACCGGCCCGCGAGCGGGTCAACAGCAACCGCTGCAGCTCGTTCGCGCAGCGGCAGGAGGTCAATGATGTTGGTCCTGAAAAGCGTTCTGCAACGCGCCTCTATCAAGCAGGCCGAACTTGCGGAGCACCTGAATCTGTCGCAGGCGGCGGTCGCTCAAATCGTGAATCACGGCGTATGGCCGCGCAGTCTCGACGACCTCGACCTGCGGGAGCGGATTCTCGACTACCTGGAGAACAAAGGGGTGTCGGACGCCGGTTCAGGTGTTTTCGATGAAGTGCAAAAGGTGGGTGGCCCGACCGATGTCTTGGCGGATACGACGGGCCACCCGATCTCCCAGCCGAACAGCAATACCGATCTCAACCAGGAGGAATCCATGTTACTGCGCAAACAGGTTCTCGCACCAGCCACCCGTAAGCACTTCGGCCTGTTCCGCGACCCGTTCGCGGATGACATCCAGTCGCACGAGGACATGTTCGTCAGCCCCGATATCCGCTACGTGCGCGAGGCAATGTTCCAGACCGCGAAGCATGGCGGGCTCCTTGCCGTCGTCGCGGAATCCGGCGGCGGCAAGACGACGCTGATGCGCGACCTCGAAGATCGCGTGATGCGCGAGAGCCACCCGATCATCGTCATCAAGCCGTACGTGCTGGCGATGGAGGACAACGACCAGAAAGGCAAGACGCTGAAGGCGACACACATCGCGGAAGCAATCATGGCCGCCGTGGCCCCGCTGGAGAAGGTCAAGAGCAGCCCGGAAGCCCGCTTCGCGCAGCTTCACAAGGCCCTGAAGGAAAGCCACGCGGCGGGCTACCAGCATTGCCTCGTGATCGACGAGGCTCACGCGCTGCCTATCGCGACGCTGAAGCACCTGAAGCGATTCTTCGAGCTGGAAATGGGCTTTAAAAAGCTGCTGTCCATCATCCTGATCGGCCAACCCGAGCTGAAGGTGAAGCTGTCCGAGCGCAATCAGGACGTACGCGAAGTCGTGCAGCGATGCGAAATGGTCGAGCTGGTCCCGCTCGACGGCCCGCGCCTGGACGAATACCTCCGGTTCAAGTTCGGCCGCCTCGACAAGCCGGTCGGCGACGTGATAGACGCCAGCGGCGTCGACGCGCTGCGCGCGAGGCTCACGATGACCAGCACGCGACGCGATCGTGCCGAAACGGTGTCGCTCCTGTACCCGCTTGCGGTCGGCAACCTCCTGACGGCCGCGATGAACCTCGCCGCGGGCCTGGGCGTGCCGGTCGTCAACGCAGACGTGATCAAGGGAGTCTGACATGGGCGCCATTGTGCAAATGAACCTGCCCGCACCGCGGACTCTGCTGCCTGACGGCACGCGGGTGTTCGACGCGGAATGCGTCTCGCGCCTCACGCTGCTGAACGCTTGCGCGCGGGCACTGCGCGGCCTGGGCTACCGGGTCTTGGCCGAGGAGATCGCGCCGCGCGACGGCGGCCGGCCGACGATCCAGATCGGCCCGTACCTCGCGAAGTCGTCCGACGTCCTGCGGGAGCGTGCCGGCGGCGCCACCGTTCAGCGGCAGGGCAATCGTCAGTTTGCCTACGTCGTTTTCATGAGCGTCCGAGTGACATGGGAGGTAGCTGGATAAGTCGGTTTCTCGGACCGTTCCCGATTCAACGACCCATGCCTTACCCGCCGATTTTCAAGGAGCACAACATGCAAGCGAACAACCAACACCTTCTGCAGGCAGCTCAAGCACTTACGGATTGCTGCTTCGGCGCATCGTTTCAGTCCGGTTGGTGGACGGACCTGAAGACCGGCACCGACCTGCGAGCCGCGAACAACGTCCCCGAGAAGCTGATGCTGATCGTTTCCGAAGTCGCCGAGGCAATGGAAGGCCATCGAAAGAGCCTGATGGACGACAAGCTTCCTCATCGCCCGATGATCGAAGTCGAACTCGCGGACGCGGTGATCCGAATATTCGACCTGGCCGGCGCGAAGCAATACGACGTAGCTGGCGCGATTGTCGAAAAGCTGGCCTTCAATGCGCAACGTTCGGATCACAAGCCCGAAAACCGACTCGCTGAAGGCGGCAAAGCCTACTGATATGAGCGACACCGTCGTTATCGTCATCGGAATCGTCTTTCTCGTCTGCCTCTGCCGCAAGGAAATACGCCGCTGGTGGACCCGCTAACGAGCTTTCAATACCTCACTGAGTAGGAGCACCACATGGAACAGAAACAGATTCCGAACGGTTACTGGCAGGACGCGAAAGGCTGCCTGATCCCGGAAGCCATGATCAAACCTATCGATCGCGAACGTGATCGGCTGGTGCGTGAGCTGGCCGACGAAGCCAAAGCAAGATCGAAGGGGCTCGTCGACCTGAAGGCCCGAATCTTCGGTGATATCTCCGCCTTTATCGATCTTTCCGCGGAAGAGTACGGCTCGAAGGTTGGCGGCAAGAAGGGCAACGTCACCCTTTACTCGTTCGATGGTCGATATCGCATCCAGCGCGCCATCCAGGACCGCATCGCGTTCGATGAACGCCTGCAGGCGGCCAAATCCATGATCGACGAGTGTCTTCGTGACTGGACCCTGGATGCGCGCCCCGAGATTCAGGCGATCGTGACGCAGGCGTTTGCGACCGACAAAGAAGGCCAGATCAACACCGGGCGCGTGCTCGCGCTGCGCCGACTGGACATTACCGATCCACGCTGGCTGGAGGCGATGCGAGCGATCGGCGAGGCGCTCCAGGTGATCGGCAGCAAGTCGTATGTCCGCGTCTATGAGCGCGTCGGTGACACCGATCAATACGTACAGATTCCGCTCGACATCGCGAACGCGTAACAGCGACACCGAGCAATTTCGCTGGCCGCGAGCGTTTCGCGGTATCCACCATACGGAGTGTTTATGAACAAATCGGACCTCATCAATCACGTGGCAGCAGAAACGGGCCTGACGAAAGCCGACTCCGGCTTCGCGCTGGAAGCCGTTCTCGAAGGCATTACGAAGTCACTGCGCAAGGGCGACACCGTCACGCTGACGGGATTCGGTGTCTTTAGCGTTGGCGCGCGCGCAGCCCGCACCGGCCGTAATCCCGCAACCGGCGAGGAAATCAAGATTCCCGCCTCCAAGGCGCCGAAGTTCAAGGCCGGCAAGGGGCTGAAGGACGCCGTCAAGTAATCGTCGCACTGCGATGGACGCCCGACGTACCGGGCGTCCACCATTCGCCGGGACGACGCACTTTGAACAAGGAATACACCATGACCACTGATATGAGCCGCGCTGACCCCGTGACGGCTGCCGAGCGTGAATTACTCGAACACGCCGCTTGCTTCCTGCATACGAGGCATTCCGCAGCAGCAGCGGCCGCGCTCCGGAAGCTTCTCGCAGCAATTCCCGTCCAACAGACTGCAGCAGCGTCGGGCGGTTATTGCGAACGTGCCGGCGGTTGCGTGTGTGGCGGTGATCTCCCGCGAGTGCGTGAGGGTTGTTCGGAGTGGGTGAAAAATGGCTGATAGGCAGCAGCTCATCCGTTTGATTCACGTCGCAAAGCGTGAACTGGCGATGGCCGATGACAGCTACCGTGCTGTCCTCAGGCAGGTTGGAAGGAAAGAATCGGCCGCCGACCTGACCATTCCAGAGCTGGAGAAGGTCTTGGAACATCTGAAGCGCTGCGGCTTTAAAGTGCGTTCCAAAAAAGGAGCCCGGGGTCAAGCCGACGATGAGCAGTCGAAGATGATCCGCGGCCTCTGGCTTGAGCTGGCGGATCGGGGCGTCGTGCAGAACCGCTCCGAGGAAGCGCTTGGGGCTTTCGTAAAGCGCATGACGCATGTAGACGCACTCGATTGGCTCAGTTCCGCCCAGGCATCCCGTGTGATTGAGCACCTCAAAAAATGGCGTGACAGGACGACGGAGGCCGTATGAAGGACGAAACGTTCAAAAGCAAAGGGCCGGAGCTGCTGGTGGACTTGTCTCTCCAGGTCGCCCAGGCCCTGATCGAGCTGGCCGACATCGGCGCCGACCAGGCGAACCAGCTCGGGCGCGAGATTGCCGACCGCATGGCCGGCCACTGGGGCGGGCAGAACATCTACTTTCCGATGGGCGTGTCGTACCGGCTGTCCCAGCGAGATCGGCAGATTTTCGACGAATTCCGCGGCGACAACCACGCCGAGCTGGCGCGAAAGTTCGGTGTGTCACTCCAGTGGATTTACAAGATCATCAAGGCGGTCCGGCGCGAGGAGATCGCCGCTCGCCAACGCGACCTGTTCGCGAGCCCCACTTCTACCGATTGA